CAGGTGCTGGTGCTGGTGCTGGTGCTGGAGCAGGTGCAGGTGCTGGTGCAGGTGCTGGTGCTGGTGCTGGTGCTGGTGCTGGTGCTGGTGCTGGTGCTGGTGCTGGTGCTGGAGCAGGTGCTGGTGCTGGTGCTGGTGCTGGTGCTGGTGCTGGTGCTGGTGCTGGTGCTGGAGCAGGTTTAGCTTCACCACTAGTACACGCTTCTGTTCTTTCAGGTAACAGTTCGTTAGCTAAGTCAGTGAGCAGCTTTTCACCACGTTGTTTAGTGCGGTCGTTAGCCATTAACAGGCTACCAAGTGAGATGATTTCAGTTACGTTATTAAGAGCCATTATATAGTTCTCCAAGTTGTGATTTTTGTTCTTCAGTAGGAACAATGCGTAAGCGTCCATCATTGAACGCAGTTATAAATTCACGTAGTAACAGTTGGTAAGGTTTACCCGTTACACGCTTAGACTTCTTTTGAAAGATGTCTAGTTCAGATTGTGACATTCTCATGCGAAGGTCGCCATCTAAAACTTCGTTATTGGTTTCTTCAGCACTCATGTGAAGGTTCCTTTTTTGTAATGTCCAGCAAGTATAGTGGAACAGATTAACACTTGTCAACATAAATGTTTGACAAAGTTACACGGCGGCTATATCCTTAACTCACATTCACTATATGAGTAAGCAAAATGAAAAGCACATCATTACGACAAGCAAGCAGTAAAGAGAAAGAACTGGGTATCAAACGTGGTAACAGTTACATGGCTACCCTTGGTGAAAACTGCCCTATCTATATTGAAGAAGGGTTCAACATCCGTGAGATAGATGAATCACACGTTGCCAACATTCAATCTGCGTATGAGCAAGGCAACTATGTACCGGCTATTGTGGTGAAACCTACACCAGAAGGTCTGAAGGTTACTGACGGTCATCACCGTTGGATTGCTGCACAACAAGCATGTATCAGTGCTATTGAAGTGAAAGAGTTCACCGGTGATGACATTGAACAACTTGCATTCATGATCACAAGTAGTCAGGGTCGAAACCTTAACCCACTTGAACGTGCACAGGCATATCAACGCTTGTCACACCAGGGTATGAGTGAAAAGCTGATCGCTGAAACAGTGCGTCGTTCTTTAAGTGATGTAAGAAGTCATTTAACTTTTCTGAATGCTGGTCCTAAAATCATCAAGGCAGTGAAAGAAGGTAAACTGGGTTTCGGTGCCACCATCGACGAGCTGAACAAGCACGGTTTTGATGGTGTTAAGAAGATTGAAGAAGCTGTTGAAAAGGCTGCTGAAACAGGGACCAAGGTAACACGTGCCACCATGCAAGGCTTCACGAAAACTGATTATAAAAAGGTAATGGAAATACTTTGCAGTGAAGTAGACAACGACTTCCTACCTGCTGAACTTCAACACCTCATCAAAAAATATAGTGAAATTTAAACGCAAAACTGCTTAAATACATTCGCGGCTTATCTACGACTGATCATCATGGAAACAGCCTACTCTGACCAGGTTGCCGCAAAACTTTCAGGTCAGTAATACAAAAGGTCAGATTTATGTCATTACAAATCAGTAATAAAGAATTCGTTGACGCACTTTTTGGTGTTGATGCACCTTGGTGTCATGTAACAGACTTCCCACACGACCCTGGTAACATACCAAAAGACCAACACCTTATCGCATGGAAGGGTGACTATTTCTCTCGTTACAAAATGTCACCGAATACTAACCAGTATTTTACCATCAGTAATTTCTATTGTGATGATGAGCAACAAGCACGTCGTCGCAAGGCACTGTTTCGCCATACACCAGTTATTGTTCTTGATGACGTAAAAGAAAAGTTATCAATGACTGAGGTGAACAAATTACCTAAACCCGCATGGATCTTAGAATCATCAGCAGGTTCTGAGCAATGGGGTTACATCCTCAATGAACAGTGTGCTGATCGTAGTCGTGTTGAAAACTTACTTGACGGGTTGGTGGCTAACGGCCTTGCACCTGAAGGTCGTGATCCTGGTATGAAAGGGGTCACCCGTTACGTTCGACTTCCTGAAGGTATCAACAACAAATCAAGCAAGTTGGTGAATGGTCAACCGTATAAATGTCAGATGCGACTGTGGGAACCGTTCAACAGAGTTACATTAGAAGAGTTAGCAGCACCGTTCGCTGTTGACCTTAATCAAGTTCGACGTGAATCACGTGTTGATGGTGCTGCACAAGTATCTGACCACCCGTTGATCAACATACCTGAGATTGTACACATTAAGGAGATACGCAGTGATGGTCGATTCGATGTTACATGTCCTTGGGTTGATACTCACACGGGTGCTGATGACAGTGGTTCTGCTGTGTTTACTAACAGTGATGGTACTATGGGTTTTAAATGCCATCATGGGAACTGTCAAGGACGAACTGGTTCAGACCTACTCAGAAAGATTGAAGCGGAAAAGCCAGGGTTCAATGTAACGCTCAAAAATTGGCAGGTGATGCGTGAACTTGACATGGTTGCACCGGCTGTCAGCTTCATGGCACCAGCTCCACAACCCAACCCTGTAACAGTGCAAGCAATCACTGAGTTAGCTGAAGTCAGCTTCATGGCACCAGTACCAGTTGCTGCACCAATTGTTGAACCTGTTAACCCTGATGCATTGCAACTGTTCTGTGACAACCTTCGTCGTCAGTTACCTGGTACTAATGAACAGCGTGACATGGCTTCAAAGGTCCTGAAGTTCACCGATGATATGCCAAAGATAGATCAGAAGCATTGGCATGAAGTTGTCATTGACATTATGCGTTGGAGTAAAGCGGATTTCAAAGACATCATCGCTGACCTTCGTAAGACTTGGTACGGTGACAAGATTAGCAAGCAAGAATTTTATGACAACGTTGTATTCGTTAAAGAGTTAAACCAGTTCTATGACTGGGAGTCTCACATATTCTTCAGCACTGAAGCATTTCAAAACAGTTTCGCACATGAAGATGCTGAAGCACGTAAGATTGCATTGCAAGATGGTCGCGTGCAGAAGGTTGACCGCCTTGACTTTGCACCGAAACAACCACGTATATTCATTGAGAACGGTTGTCGTTATGCGAACACATGGTGTGAATCATCTCAGTCAGTTGGTAGACCTGGTGAACCTAGTCGATGGACCATGCATTTTGGTGCACTTGGTTGGGAAGAACACCGTGACCACATTGAAAAATGGATGGCGTTTACACTGCTTCACCCTGACCAAAAAATCAATCACATGATACTGCTTGGTAGTGGTGAAGGTTGTGGTAAAGATTTCTTATTGTACCCACTCATTAAAGCAATGGGTGACAACCACACCGTGATCAGTGGTGAAGATTTACTGTCAGGTTTCAATGACTACGTGCTATCAACCAAGTACCTGCACATCAATGAAGCAGAGTTGGGTGACCGTCGTGAAGCATTGGCAGTCAGTAACAAACTGAAACCACTTGCAGCAGCTCCACCGGACACGCTACGTGTGAACCAGAAGGGCATCAAGCCGATTAAAGTGCGCAACATACTCAATGCTACCATGACAACAAATAGTGTTATGCCTCTTCGCTTGAATGGCCCTAGTCGTCGTTTCTATGCTATATGGTCAGACCTTAACCCACGTGACAAGCAAGATAACATGAAGCGTGAGTGGCTTGATTACTGGGAAGACCGATGGGTGTGGATGAAGAACGGTGGTTGGGAAGCTGTTGTACATTATCTAATGAATGAAGTTGACTTGACTAACTTCAACCCGAATGAAGCACCACCGATGACTGAGTTCTTACGTGAAATTAAAGACTCATCTAAATCACCAATGCAGCAAACACTTGAACAGTTCATCCATAAACAACACGGTGCGTTCAGATGTGACGTGCTGACCACTAATGACATGGGTGAAACTCTGCGTGCTGGTGTGATGACCCCTGCTGACATGATGACTGATCCTAAGTTCTTCACTGACAAGAAGGTTGGGATGCTGTTGAAAGAGATCGGTAGTTACCAGCAAATACGTTGCAGTGATGCACGCTTGTGGGTCATCCGTGATGAAGAGAAATATGCGCACATGACATCGACGCAGTTATACAGTGAGTATGAACGTCAGATGAAAGTTGCACGTGGTGAGCAAAGTTTAACGGTGGTGAGATAATGACTTTTATTAACGAATTGAAAGCACTTCTGGAAAAGCATAACGTGAGTATCACAGCAGATGACCACTGGACCGGTTACGCTGAGTGTGGTCAAGACATCAGGATCACCGTCGAGTTCAACGACTATACAATTGATGAAATTGAATTCGGTACAGTGATTGATGTTGACACGTGTGACAATGTGGTACATACTCAAGATTCTTAAATAACAAAGGTGATGAACGATGTTTGCAAAACTGTATGAAACAGAATTAGGTCAAATCTTAGTAAAGGTTGACAGTGGTGAAAACAGTGAACCGGAAGTTAGAATATTCTTTGAACCGGAAGGTTTAGGTGTATGTAGCACTGCATTCACATTCAAAGGTGAAGAAGAAGAACAGTGGGAACGAGCTGATGAAGCGTTCGAAAAGTTGACTGAACACATGTGTGTCGAATTGGTTGAAGAATTCATTAATAAGTTCGTTGGTAAAGTGGTAACTGAAAATGAGTAAATCATCACATTATCAGAATCATTACACTAGACCATTAACTGAAAAGGAAATCGCAGATAAACAGGTCACTGTTAAACTTGACCCGTATCGTATCTGTGATGTTCTTGAAATCGGTGGTGGTGCACGTGAACAAATCGTTAAGAAGGGTTTACGTTGGACCACCAAGGGTGACAGTGAACGCAAGGTCATCAAAGAAATAATGCAAGCCTGTGAACGCAGACTTGAAATGTTAGATGAGGACGGAAAATGAGAACAACAGCCCGTAACTTAATCGAAGACCGACGTGAAGCATTAATGGCTGAACGTGGTGAAACGCTTGGTAATGGTATTTTTCTGCACGAAACAGCAGACAAGCATCAAACTAATTTCGACAAAAAAGGTGGTGGTCGCACAAATCAACACTACTCACCAACTCGTAAAGGCTATTAATCATGGATTTATACCAGCAATACATTCACATATCTCGTTATTCTCGCTGGGTTGAAACCCTTGGTCGTCGTGAAACGTGGGAAGAAACCGTACAACGTTACATTGATTTCTTCGACAAGAAAACTCACGGTGAGTTCACCGGTACGTTAAACGGTTGTGTGAAAGAGTACATTACCGATCTTAAAGTAATGCCATCAATGCGTGCGCTTATGGCAGCAGGTCCTGCATTAGAGCGTGAGAACCTTGCAGGGTTCAACTGTTCATACTTAGCGGTCAACACTAAGCGTTCATTCTCTGAAGCACTCTACATCTTAATGTGTGGTACTGGTGTGGGCTTCTCGTGTGAACGTCAAGAAATCGCAAACTTACCAGCTATCCCTGACCTAATCCTCTATGACGCACGTGATGTATTAACCGTGGGTGATAGTAAAAAAGGTTGGGCCACTGCATACGGTGTACTACTTGAATCATTATGGGCCGGTTACATCCCTGATGTTGATTACAGTCAAGTGCGTGCTGCTGGTGAACGATTGAAAGTGTTTGGTGGTCGTGCATCAGGTCCGGCACCATTGGAACGCCTGTTCAACTTCACCGTGGAAACCTTCAAAGGTGCTGCTGGTCGCAAGCTGAACAGTCTTGAAGTACATGACATCATGTGTATGGTTGGTGAAATAGTTGTGGTTGGTGGTGTTCGTCGCAGTGCACTCATCAGTCTAAGCAACTTATCAGACCAGCGTATGCGTGATGCTAAGTCAGGTCAATGGTGGGTTGATAACGCTCAACGTGGTCTAGCTAACAACAGTGTTGCATACACCGAAAAACCTTCTGCTGAAATCTTCATGGAAGAATGGCTGTCACTGGTTAAATCTAAATCAGGTGAGCGTGGTATCTTCAACCGTCAAGCAGCAGGTAAACAAGCAGCTAAGTGGGGTCGTCGTCCTGAAAACCTAGCATATGGTTGTAACCCTTGTTCAGAGATTATTCTGCGTGACAAGCAAATGTGTAACTTGTCTGAAGTGATTGTACGTGAAGATGATGACTTGTTCACCCTGATGCAAAAAGTTGAAGTGGCTACAATCCTGGGTACACTGCAATCAATGCTGACTGACTTCGACTTCGTGTCTGATGAATGGCAACAGAACACCGTTGAAGAAGCGTTACTGGGTGTCAGCCTAACAGGTATCATGGACAACAAGATGATGTCTAACCCTGGTGTGAACCTCACTAAGACATTGAACAACCTTCGTGACCATGCTCGTGACGTGAACCTTAAATGGTCACGTGAACTTGGTGTCAACGCTTCAACCGCGATCACGTGTGTCAAACCTTCAGGTACAGTGAGCCAACTGTGTAACACTGCTTCAGGTATCCATGCTCGTCATAACCAGCAATACATTCGTACTGTTCGTGTTGACAAGAAAGACCCGTTGTATGAATTCATGAAGCAAAAAGGTTTTGTGACTGAAGATGATGTGATGCGCCCTGACAACACTGCTGTTGTGTCGTTTGCCATTGAAGCACCTAAGTCATCAGTAACCCGTGATCAAGTGTCTGCAATCGAAGCACTTGAACTGTGGTTAGTGTATCAACGTGAATGGTGTGAACATAAACCATCGGTGACTATCACAGTGCGTGATGAAGAATGGATCGATGTTGGTGCCTGGGTGTATAAACACTTCGACGAAGTATCAGGTATCAGCTTCTTACCACATACTGACCACACTTACATGCAAGCACCGTATCAGGATCTAACTCGTGCAGAATATGAAGCATGGTGTGAAGCTAACCCTACACCAAGTGTAGACTGGACAGAACTGAACGAACATGATGACAACACCGAATCAATGCAGACATTAGCTTGTACTGCTGGTGGTTGTGAAATCTAATATAACGCCAGTGACATGTGTTGCTGGCACACTTTAAGGTGATGAAGATGACTGAACAAAAAATAACACAGGAACTTGTTGATAAGATATATATTGAAATGTCAACGTTGTGGGATAATACCTTCGAAGCAAGTGGGCATAGACTCACTGCTTCATTCGTCGCGGAAAATAAAGATGGTTGGGCCGTTCAATTTTTAGCTGAATATCAAATGGCTAAAGAAAGCGTTGAAGAACTGGGTCTGACTATGCCGGTATTAGTTGAAGGTATTACTATCATTGTCAAGGATGCTGAAGATGAGAATTAAACGATTAGATGAATGTTTACCAGCTCCACAGCGTGAGACTGAAGGTTCAGCAGGTTACGACTTACGTAGTGCTGACACTGTGACTATTCAACCAGGTGAACGTGAACTTGTTGGTACTGGGTTCGCGTGGGAAATCCCTGAAGGTATGGTTGGTCAAGTTCGACCACGGTCAGGTCACGCTGTGCGTATCGGGTTACAT